CGTGGTTCCGATCCTCGTCGCTGCCATCCAAGAACTGACCGCTCGCGTTCAAACCCTCGAAACCCGCTAATATGCCCACCCTCACTTGGCTCATCGAAACCCTCTGGGTTCGTCCCGTCGAAGGCTCTCTCACCGATGTCGTCGTCACCGCCGCATGGCGTTGCAACGGCACCGATGGCACCTATTCCGGCAGCGTCTACGCAACCGTGTCGTTTACCCCGCCCGATCCTTCGGCATTCATTCCGTATCCCAACCTCACGCAGGCCGATGTGCTGAACTGGGTCTGGACCAACGGCGTGGACAAGGACTCTGCGGAAGCCGCTGTGGTGCAGCAGATCGAGAACCAGAAGAATCCTCCGATCATCACGCCGCCGCTGCCGTGGCCGACTGGGGGCATCGACGCTTCGACGCTGACCGCTCCGCCGAAGCCTGTTGTTGTTGAACCTGCTGCTCCTGTGATCGAAGCTCCTGTCGCATGATCAACATCCCACTTACCGAGCAGCAGGTGCAGAGTCTGCTCCAGCTCATCGACATCGCAATCAAAGCTGGTGGCTACGCCAACGCCAAGGTCGGCGTTCCTCTGGCCGACATCATCCTCGACGCCGCCAACTCACAGAAAACCCAGTAGACCATGAACCTCCACGATACCATCCGCGACCTCAGTATCGGGATCGGTGGACCCGCTGGGGGCCTGCTCGTGGCCGGCATCGTCTCCGATCCTATGGTCGCCAACATCAGCGTCATCTTGGGCTCGCTGGCGGCCCTGACAGTCATCATCCGCAACGTCCTGGAGATCTGGAAAAACCGTAACAAATGAATCCCAACATCGCCTCCCTCATCCGCCACGCCCTTACCGCTGCTGGTGGCTTCTTGGTCGCCAAGGGCATCGCTTCGACTGAGCAGCTCACCGAGATCGTCGGTGCGTTGCTGTCGCTGGCCAGCGTCGGATGGTCCATCAAGAGCAACCGCAAGAAGCCCGAGTGAACTGGATCTATCAGATCCTCCGCGCCATCCTCGACTTCTTCCGCGAAACCCCAGCTACCGATGTCCAGCACGGCCAAGCTCCGCAGGATCTACGGGATGATCTGGCTCGTCGTGTTGCCGATCTGCCTAGGCTGCCAGATGACCAAGGTGGTCCTGGTGCCTCACGGTGATCCGGTGATGCTGGCCAAGCCCGTGACGGCCAGCGTCTATGGTTTCGACCGAGACAAGAAGCTCGTCGGGCCGTCCAATGTGACGCTGCCCGCCGGGTGGTACGTTCTCCCAAAAGAATGATTTATGGCCCAGCAAACCATCAACATCGGCGCCATCGCCAACGACAACACCGGAGACACGCTCCGCGGTGCTGGCGAGAAGATCAATGACAACTTCACCGAGCTCTACACCGACATCTCGGCCCTGACTACTGCGACGGCCTACACCCCGACCTTGGTCGATTCCGGTGGCGGTCGCACATTTACGTTTACGATTGCCACAGCGCGCACAACTGAGATTGGCAATCTGAGATGGTTCACGGTCGACTTGACCGTCACCGCGGTCTCTGGGTCCGCCTCCGGTGAGCTTAGGATCAGCCTGCCGGCAACCTCTACCTACTCCGGGTCTGTCGAGATCTGGGCCGACAACCTTACTTCCTCGGCCAAGACCGACATTCAGGGCCTGATCTCCGCCGGAACAAATTACGCTCAACTCTCGCACTACGAGAACGGCAACGCCGATTCGCTGACGGCCCACGTCCAGGCCACTTCTCGTCTGATCATCACCGGCCTGTTCTTCACCACTCCGCCGCCGTGACCATCATCGGATCCAGTCTACAGCAGGGCATGACGGTGCTGCAGCAGATGCTGGGGGCGCCCATGTTCATCTGGGAGGGATCTTCCATCCGGTGCATCCCGGCAGCCGTCAACGACGCCAACACCCCGGTGGCCGGAGGATTCCAGGACAACGTGGCATCTCGGATCCTGGTGAAGTTCTCCGATTGGAAGACCTGCGACAGCACGCTGGTGACGATGGATTCCACGCTCTACACGCTCGACCAGGGCACCACCTTCTCAAGACTGCAGCGGGAGGACTCGGGCTTTGTTCTGCAGGAGAACACCGACCGCATCGCCCTGACCTTCTGCAAGCCACGTCCGGTGGTCGGCCGGACGCTGGTTTACCAAGGACGCACCCTGCGGATCATGTCCTGCCGGGTGGATGCCTCCGGCGCCTATTACAGCCTCGAACTGGGGGCCAAGACCAAATGAGACCGGCAGTCTACATGGAGGTCGACACAAGCCGCTTCGATGCGGCCTTGAAGCAGTACCTGCTGTCGACCCAGCGTGACCTGCACAAGGCGATCAACGCCCGGTTCTTCTTCCTCATGGTCCGGCTGTTCGTCCTGGTGCCGCCCAAGAGCCCGGGACAGGAGCGCCGACGCATTGCTAACTACCTCGGCACACCGCTGGGCGACATAAACCGCAAGAGCAAGAAGACCGGAAAACGCATCGGCCGGTCTAGGTTGCTGCGTCGGGTGCATCTGATTGCTCAATCAAGGGAAGCCAAGGCTGGACGGCGCGGCCTCTATGGCGAGCAGATGAAGGCCGCTGCATCGTCCTTGATGCGGAAATCCATCGCCTCGGTCGGCTACCTCCGGTCCGCGGTGGTCAAGGCCATCCGAGTCTACAACCGCGGATTCACTCAGTTCCAAAGCCCGAAGTGGAAGCCGTTGTCTAAGCCTGCAGGCTACAAGGCGCCCAAGAAGACCAATGCCGCTCTGGTGGCCCTAGCCAATCAATACGGCCTGCCCGAGGAGAACGTCGCCGTGCACAAGGGCACCCGTGCCCGCGGTTTCCAAGCTGTTCCAGGATACAACCCGACCGCCACCATCGTGATGACGGCCGGCATCGCCGACAACCAATACAACCGCGTTGCCGGGATCTACCATCCGGCCATGCAGCGGGCGCTCGACGACGAGACGGCCGAGCTGACCAACCACATGACCGAGGCCCTGCTTGCCAACGGAAAGGTCTTGGAGGACAACGGCTTCGACATCAAATGAACGCCGTCGCCCTTAGAGCAGAAAAGGCTGTGGCAGACTATCTGGCAGCCGCCGACTGGTCCGAGTCTGGCACCGGGACGCCGACCTGCCTGACGTCCTACAGCCGCGGCCTTTACGATGACCCGGATCTCGAGGACACAATGCCCAACTTCCCGCGGCTGGTTGTCTCAAGCAATTCGGCTCGGCCCATGCAACGCACCGACCTGACCTGCGAGGTGGAGATTGAGGTGGAGTTGCAGCTATCGGCTGACGACACCGACGAGTCGGCAGCCCTCTCGACCGTCCGCATCTTAGACAACCGCATCCTGCCGCTCTTCGATGATTCCGGGGCTTCGGACCTAGATGCCGCGGAAGACGACGGCAATGGCCCGTTCACCGCGCAATTCGCCGCTCCGCTTGATTTTGGTGCATCTTCGATTTCCAATCGGTCCAGAACGTTCACTCGCAACTTCACGCTTTACTGCAGCGCAACCACCTAACCCAACACCAACAACATGGCTTCTTCACAAGGACGCGTTTATCGTTTCGGCTCTCCTGCCACCCTCCAGCTATACGATGCCAACAACAACTTGGTCATCGTCGGCTACGTCTCGCCCGACATGGAATCCTACGACCTGACCCATGAGGCCGACACCGAGGAGGTTCGCAACTCGGCCGGCGAGGTCGTCGGCCATATTGGCTACAACGACCGCCTGACGCTGACGGTCAATTTCATCCCGGCCGCAACCTCTGCGGCCAATGCGCTTCTGGCCACGACTCTGCCCGAGGTCAACGGCACCTGCATCCTGACCGGCGCTCCGCAGGTCAAGATGGGCGGATATGTTGACGCCATCAACGCTGCCACCGGCAACCGCTGGATCTATGCTGGCGGTGGCTCGCTCAAGTTCACCCAGACCGGCAAGGTCACCGGCACCATCACGCTCAAGCGGTTTACCAACCTGAGCGCATCGGGTGCTGCCACAAGCCTGTGACCGGCCTGGCCGACATCCTGACGATCACCGCTGGCCCGTGTCCGATCATCATGGGCCTGCGGGTCGTGCCGTATTCGGTGGGGCATTCGCTCCTGCTCCACCGCATCGGTTCGCCGCTGGTCATCGGCGGCGAGGTCAGCCGTGCCGACCTCATGGAGGCCGTCATGGTCTGCTCCCAGTCGGTGGTCGAGTCCATCAAGGCCATGCGGTCGCCGCTGCGGAAGGCTGTCCTGTGGCTCTGGGCACGCCGGACCCGCGGCCTGTCGTTCGACGTTGAGTTCGGCAAGTGGTCCGAATGGATGGCCGGGCAGTCGACCGCCCCGGAGATCCTGTCGAAGCCGGGCAAGTCCCGCGAACTGGCCATGCCGTGGCCGGAACGGATGCTGGCCTGCTGCCTGGAGATCGGCTTGTCCGAGACCACCGTCCTGGCCATGCCCATTGGTGATGCGGAGAGGCTTGTCCTGGCTCGCGCCGAGACCCACGGTGACGTCGAGCTGTGGAGCCCGAAGGAGGAGGCCCTGTGGCGGTGGGTGCAGCAGAACCACAAGAACTGATCCATGGCCATCTTCTCACTTCTGGCAAAGCTGGGCCTCGACGGTACGTCCTTCGAGACCGGGCTGAAGCGGTCGCAGTCGCTGGCCAAGGGCATCGGCCGGGAAATCTCCGGGACGCTGGCCGGGATCTTTGCTGTCGACAAGCTGGCGCAGTTCGGGATGGAGGCTGTCAACACGGCCGGCAAGCTGAACGACCTTTCAACGGAGCTTGGAGTTTCGGCGCAGTTCCTCCAGGAGATGAAGTTCGCTGCCGACATGGGTGGCTCCAGCTTGGATGACGTCTCTGCCGCGCTCCAGAAGATCACCATCGCCCGCGGCAAGGCGCTGGGTGGAGATCAAGGCCTGCTGGATGCTTTTGCCCGATTCGGGGTCACGGCTCAGGAGATCAAATCCGCCAAGATCGAGGACATCTTCCTCAAGATCGGCAAGGCCTTTGAGGGAGACGCGAACCCGCAGAACCTGCTGGCACCGTTCCGAGAACTGGCTGGGCGCGGCGCCGGATCACTCATTCCCGCAATGGCGTCAGGACTTTCGGATGCAGCAAATCAGGCTCAGAGATTGGGCATGGTCATGTCGACCGATGTGATCGACACATTGGACGAGGCAAATGACCGCATGGACATCATGCGGAAGACTATAGAAGCTGGAACTGGCTCATTCATGGCAAATATTATTGAGCCAGTTTTCCGGCAACTCGACGCGCTTGGAGCAGGTATTCAAGGATTCTTTGGTGCTATGTTTGCGGAAGGCCGAGCCGGTTTCCAAATCGAGAACTTCTTTCAGCAGTTTGCACAGAGCAGACGTGCAGCCCTGGACGAGATGGATGCCGAAATGCAAGCCAAACGTGAGGCTAGGGAAAAACGAGCAGAGGTAAGAAGGAAGATTGAGATGACTCCTGAAGGCTATGAAGGCGAGAAGTTCAAGACCGTGGCAGTCTCTGCCGCCACTGGAGACCAGCTTGCTAGGACCGGCGGCTTCACCGCTTTCCAGAACAACATGGACCGCTACTTTGGCGCGGTGAAGACCCAAGCGCAGGACATCCGGGACATCAGCCGCAACACCCAGCGCACCGCCGAGGCTGTTGAGGAATAACATGGCGACGATCCAAGGCATCCCGAATCCGACGGCCCTCGAATACATCGAGGTAAGTCGTGGCTTTGAAAACACCGGCACCGGCCGGGTGATCACGCTCGTCTTCAAGGGCTCCAAGGACGCCCTGCGGATAGCCTCAGCCCAATGGGTCGCCCTGGGTGCGAAATACCAGATCCGAGAGGATGGTCCCTTTTCAGAGGCCACGGTCACCATCGGCGGAACCTACTTCGATCCCGGGACGCCGATCTCAGATCAATCGGCACCGTTGTCCAACGAGGTCGCTCCAGAAATCCGCTATGAGTTCCGCACCGATTACGTCGACG